CACCGGGCCATGGAGTACCTCACTTCTCCAAAGATCTGCCTGTCGGCATTTCCTTGGATGATGTTCTTGACATCCCTTCTGATTTATATCAGATGTGGGCAAATCAAGAACGTCGTTTGGCGTACTCTACTTTCTCCCTGGCCCCTGAGCCTAAATCTGTTAGGATTTGGACCTCACGGACGTGGGAGATCTTTCGGCAGTACTTAGGTAACTCACCTGAGTAGATCTTGATTCTCTATTCGTGTCACTAGGAGGTTTCTTATGTACCTGAGCCAAACTAATGGCCCGGGCTACTGCCGTTTGGTAGGTAGTTTGGGCCGCGCAATGCGTCCCTTTCCTACCAATCAATGGGTTCCTGATTATGGAGGGGACTATGCGTTTGATGGAGATTATCCATTTTCGCAGAATCCCGTCTTGATTTCGGACCCAATCCCCATTTCTGATATACTCGGCTTGCCGAATTATCAAAACCAGGGAACGGCTGAACCTGATTTATTCAAGTTCATGAAACCTTCTCGTGGTTCGTGGAGTAGAGATGTAGATTGGAATAGATACGGGACTTTTCTCGATGTGGTTAATCAAATTAACAACATTCCGAAGAACCTCGAATCGCCTCGTGAAAATGAGGTATCCCATCTACATTATTCTGGGACTGTCCAGGATGCCGATGTTCCCTTATTTGATTTCCATACGGAAACCATTCAAGGGATCTGGTACGCTTTTGTACCTAGATTCGACGTCCTTGACGGTACTGCCTATCGGGAGTTTCGGGCCACGGACATCAACTCAGATGGTTTTTATACCTATGAGTATAGAGGTCAGACCCTCGATTCGCCCGGTTCTAACGCAGTGCCTACCACGGACTACTGGACTCACGTACACAACGTATGTGAGACAATCTCCAACCATGGAGGTTGGATTGCCGGTGTCCATGGTATCGGGAATTGGGAAAGTCAAACTGACTATCCTAATCCCGGTTGGCTCTTCGTTACCCGGAATGTCATCAATAAGTCGCACAAAGCTTCTAATTGGTGGCATTTCGATATTCAGTATGAGTGGGAGATTAGACGTCAAGAGGGTACCAATTGGTGGAAAACCACCTTTGATGTCCATCTTGACTTCTACTGTTGGTTCCAGCCATCTTATGGACTTCATAGTCCTTTTGACTGGAATTCAATAGACAGTAATTGCTTCCAAGTAACCGATCACTCTACGTGCTCGGTGAAAGAGAGCAACTTACTGTTTTTTGATGTCTCGTATAGTAGGTATCCCATTGATGAGGTTTCGCCTCCTGTCGTTATAGACACGAGCGTCCCCCCTTTCTCTGGGACCTACAATATAAGACCCTTCTCCCACCCTCTCCAGTCTCTAGTCGGAGAACGCTCCCGGTTTTACTATTTTCGTATTCACGAATTTAGTAATCGGGACCCTAATAACTACCATCGAATGATTGCCAAACGGCTTTCACTCTTTGAGCGGGATTTTAGGGCTGCGTCGTTCTACTCTTCCTCGGATGCACTGCATAAGTCGATTGATGTGCTTAAAGCAAATCATATCGAAAATGTCAGCCAACTTTCAGGAATAGCAGGTCTCCTGCCAGACGTTAAAAGCCTTTCTCGCGTTGCCGCTAAAGCGGCAAAGCGGGATCCTTCTGCAATTCTTGACGCAGTTGACATTCTTGCGAATGCCATTCTTGCGTTTCGTTTTGCTCAGAAACCTACAGCGGAGGATGCCTATGAACTGGCAAAAACCGATGTAAGGAAGGAGATCACACGTCTGCTCCAGGTTCGATCTGAGACAATGTATGGTCAGTTCCACTATTCGTTTTCTGACGAAGAAATGGAGTCTATCATCCAATTGCCAGGTCGAATGGATTTTGTGACACGCTCAAAGATCAGGGTTCATACTGATCTCACGAGTCTGCTGTCGACGTATCTCACAGCTAATAGCATGGGCCTTATGCCTACGCTATCTCGCTTGTGGGCTACAGTTCCCTTCAGCTTCGTGGTTGACTGGTTTACGGGTATGGGTAACAGACTGCAGAAGGTCGATGACCAACTGCTATGGATGGGTATGGGCGTCGATTGGTGCCTACACTCATTCAAATGGGTCTATTACCCTCCTCAGTCGATCTTAGACCATTATGGTCTGGTTTCTTCCGAGGATGAACCATTCAATCTGACCGGGTATAGTCGAGAATTCTCTCGGCTTATGCCACGGCTATCGGATGCAAGGTTTGATTACCTTGCACCCTCTCATGGTCCTAATCCCGTGACCGTGGGGGCTCTAGTTTGGCAGTTTCTATAATAACTGCTACTTTGGCTTTGGAGGAAACTCCTTGCCAATTTTACTTTTGCCCTAGTCCCAGTTGTGGGACTACATATCGGTATCTCGAAAGGAGAACCAACATGACCACAACGGTTTCACTGGCGAATATTCCAACCAGCTCACCGTCCGACACTGCTCTCTACTTCCTGGATCAGACAAAGTTGTCCCTCCAGAAGCAGATCGTAAGCGCTGACAAGTTGACCCAGACCGCGTATTATGTTTTCGCGGACGGGGATCCCAACACGCCAACGCTTGTGACTGTCACTCGTCGTGAGGACCTTTCTCAAGGCCTCATTCACCACACTATCCGTCTTGAAACTGTTCAGACGGTTACTGTGGACAGTGTCGTCACTGAACAAGCCAACGCTTCGGCCACAATTGGCTTCAGCGTTCCTGGTCCGATGGAAGACGACGATCAGATCATTGCCTTTGTTGGCAGTGCCTTTTCGTGCCTTTTCAACGGGGTCACCACTAAGGTGCCCAACGCCGGAATCATCGCAAAGATGAATTTTGGCGTGATCAACGACTTGTACTAACGTACAGTGTCATACCAGGGTGCAGAAGTGCACCTCAGAGGCGGCAGTCTCCGTTTCTCAACGAGAGATGTCGTTTTCCCTCCTGAGTTTGAGTACGGCAATAACGTTGACTTTCTCAAGTTTTTCGTTTTGTCGTATATCAAGCTTCTCTGTGACAGCCCTCTGAAAGAGAGCCATGGTGATAAGCCCGCATCCGTTTATGCATACTTCCTTCGAAGATTGCAAAACGTGCGTTTGGATATCACCATCAAGCTCTTTTCCGGTTACGCCTTTACCATTCTCGAAAACGAGTATGGTACTGGAGGTGACTCTTCAACAAGAGTATACCACGAATTTATGAAAGACACTCCTATTTTTAAGGAGTATCTCACATGGATTCGAACCGGACAACCTGAACTTCTTAAGTTCGTCTTAAGTTTCCTCCTTTTTGGGAAGAAACTTGAATATGACGATCCTGAGTTCAATGCCACCGCATTCCGCGGTTGGCAGGAGGTTGAAGATAAGCTGCGTACTCTTTCTTTTGACGAAATAGATATATCCTGTCTGAGGAATATCATATCAGTCATTTTACCTCCCCTTCAAATCGACAATCTCCTTCCCAAATTCGGGCCGGGGAAAGTCGCTGAAAGGAATGTCGATCATGTGTTCGACAAACTTCATAATTTGTCTTCACATCCTCGGCTAGAGTACGCTTTCTTCAGGGATCGACCTGGTCGAACTTCTGAAGAAGGTTTCTCTCGTCGTGAGACGATAGATACACAGGGAGATCGGTCAAGAGACTCTGCCCGCCAGAAGTTTGTCCCTAAGGACATTACTAAAAGCAGGACCATCTCCATGGAACCAAACATTTTTATGTACTTCCAACAGGAAGTCATGAGATGGATGGTTAACTCAATGGAGAAGGGGTTGATTTCTAGGTTTGTCAATCTTAGAGATCAGTCCCTGAGTCAAACGGCGGCTCTGCACGGTAGTCTTTACTACAGTACGGATACCATCGACTTGTCCTCTGCCTCAGATAGCGTAAGTGTAGAATTGGTTCGCAAGGTTTTTCCAAGCGACTACCTTTTCTATATGATGGCGACGAGAAGCTCAAGAGTTGAGCTTTACGACTCGTCATCTACAGTAGCTGTTGAGAAATTTGCTCCTATGGGGTCAGCTATATGCTTTCCCACACAGTGCATTATCTTCACGGCTGTCTGCATCTACGCTGCCATGGCAGTTTCCTCCCAGGAGGACACTGGAGCAAGAGTCTACCAGAGATCTGAGATAAAGAAATTTATTCTCAGGAACTTCTGGAAGAGACGCTCTTCGTATACTCCCTTCACCGGGAAGTACGAACCTCCGGTGGTCTATGGCGATGACATAGCTGTGGACTCACGTACCACAGACTGTGTTATTTCCACCTTGTCCCGTTTTGGCTTTACGGTAAATCGATCAAAATCGTTTACTGGATCTCATTCATTTCGCGAAAGTTGCGGGGTGTTTGCGTTTGAAGGCCAGGATGTCACTCCTGTGATGTTCCGCCTTCCTTTCTTTAAGAAAGGGAGCTGGGACGCCAAAGTTTATGCTTCCTTTATCGGAAACATCAACTGGCATCGTGATAACGGATACAATCACGTTGCTGAGTTCTTCCTTAGCGTTCTAAAAGACTACGGGTTTCGCAACCCGTTACCTTTCGTGACGCGAAGAGAGGATTTTGGTATCTACACTACGAATAAACATCCGTACGTGTATATAGCGCATATTAGGTGGAATGCCGATTGGCAAGTCACCGAAGAGCGCGTCCAGGGGATTGGTCCTCGAAAACAGTCTTCCAACGATACCAGGGGCACGTGGGTTGATATTCAATCTCTTCACTATAATGGTGAAGAATTGAAGCTTATCAACTTGCACCAGCCAGCAACGTTGGACCTCTATCGAAGAGATCAATGGTGGAGAAGCAAGGTGTGCGAGGAAGTGACCTGGGAGAATTCTCAGGCCTTGCATATCCGGCCTCAAGAAACGAGGCTCGCGCCCAGATGGGCACGGCGCGAATAGCAAACTTAAGTTCGGGGAATGAGATCGACG